TGGAGTTTTTTCTGAAAATCAAGCTGCTGCCTTAAGAGCTTCTTTTGAAAACGAAACCAAATCACCTAAGAAAAAATAATCACTTGTTTATAAATATAATGAATAATATTAAAATCTATACAGCTACAAAAGGTAAAAAAGAGACGACACCTTTATATAAATCTTTAAATCGTGTTTTTGCTGATTATGGTCCAATAATGCCGTTTGATACTCATTATGAAGAAAATAATACAAAAAGTTTACAGCAATGTTATAATACTTTTTTAAATGACGCTAAACAGAACGATATTGATATTGCTGTTTTTGTGCATGATGATGTATATATTAATACAAGAGACTTACGATCCCGTCTTCAAGATAGTGTAAAGCGATATACAGTATTCGGTCTAGCTGGAGCTACTTCTTGTAAGATTGGTAATCCTGCTTTATGGCATCTTATGTCAGAGAGAAAGGATCAGAGAGGATGCGTAGCACATGGTACGGAAGATAATTATATGTATACCTCATTTGGACCAGTTAATACGAGAGCTCTTTTAATCGATGGTGTATTTATCGGTATCAATATTAATGAGTTACCAGGTAATGTTAAATTTGATGAATCCTATCCTTCTAAGTTTCATTATTATGACTTAGACTTTAGTCTTGAATGCAATAGGAACAATGTTAAAATAGGTGTTGTTGATATTCCTATTATTCATTCAAGCCCTGGATTAACGAGTCCAAATAAAGAATTTTATGAAGGTCAACAATATTTTATAAACAAATGGAAGAAATAGAAAGATTAAATTTAGATTACTATGAGCAAGTACTGATATATAAAAGTCTTACTGACGAGAGATATTTAGCTCAAATTATTGATCATATTAAACCTGAATATTTTAACGATAAAAATATTAAAAAAATATTTACGTTAATTAAGACCTTTTATGTAAAAAGACAGACATTACCATCAATAACCGAACTTAAATCGTACTTAATAAATGATGACTTAAAACATAGTTTCTCTAATGTTGTAAAGAATTTTAAAGATATTGATAGAGATTTTAATAATGATGAACTATTGCATAATACGGAAAGATTCTTAAAAGAGAGGTCAATTTATAATACCATGCTATCTGTTGCAGAAGATGTTTCTTCTGGTAAAGTTGATACTAGTTATATATTAGATTCATTTGAAAAAAGTTGTAATGTCAATTTAAAAAGTGAAATAGGGTTAGATCTATATGAAGATATTGATATCTTGATTGATGAAATTAATACTGATCAACCAACTATATCATCAAAATGGAACTGGTTAGATGAAAAGTTAGATGGCGGGTTTTTACAAAATGGACGCGCGTTATATATTTTTGCAGGTGAAACAAATGTCGGTAAGTCTATATTTTTAGGTAATATTGCATGTAATATTGCAAGTCAAGGTAAAACTGTTCTATTAATTTCTCTAGAGATGTCAGAGATGATGTATGCGAAAAGATTATCTTCAAGTATAACTAATATTCCTATGAGGGAAATGAGAAATGATTCGAATACTTTAAAGCATCGCATACAACAGCATAGCGGTGATAACCCGAATGATAAGATTATTATTAAAGAATACCCACCTAGTACCATAACATCGCAACAAATACAAGGGTTCGTTCGTGAGTTACATAACAAAGGTATTAAACTAGATGCAATTGTATTAGATTATTTGAATCTCTTAAAAAGTAATATTGGTGCAAATTCATATGAAAGAGTAAAATATGTAACTGAAGAAATTCGAGCTTTGAGTTATGTATTTAACTGCCCTATAATTTCAGCTACACAATTAAATCGATCCGGGTACGATGAAGAAAATCCTGGATTAGATACAATATCTGAGTCTATTGGTATGGCCGCGACTGCTGATTGTATCATAAGTGTTTTTCAAAATGATGAAGATAAAGAACTTGGTATTATTCGTCTTGGTATGATGAAAAACCGTTTTGGAGCTAATTACGGTGTACAAGCCATGAGAGTTGATTATAATACATTAACTCTAAGTGAGGATGAAACAATTCAAGATGATTGTAATACAGATTTAGGGGATATTTCAAATACTTTAGGAATGTTGAGTAATTAAGTTCATAACTTAAATAAAGTAAATGTCGAAAATACATGTATTTACTGATGCCGATTTAGATGGTGCTGGGTCTCTTTTAACGTTAAAATTAGCATATAAAAATGCTGATATATCATATTGCGTAACGACAGAAAAGAATTTTAGAGAAGATGTATTAAATTGGCAACTTAAGGATAGCTTCCAAAACTATGATACAGTTTTTATATGCGATTTAAATATAAAAAATGAAATAGCTTTGATTGATAGAGATAATGTTATAGTTTTTGATCACCATGCTGAACATATTGAACATTTGCATGAATACGCTAAAGCAAAACCAATTGTAAAGGATTACCCATCATGTACATTATTGATGTATCATTCTTTAAAGTTGAAAGATAAAATAACAGATTATCAAAAGATTTTAATTAATCTTATTTCTGATTATGACAGTTATGTTTTAAAGTTTCCTCACAGCCGATCACTAAATCAAATATTTTGGAATTATACTGGTAATCGAGTGCAAAAATTTTTAGCGGATTTTGAAAACGGTTTTACAGGATTTAATCAATATCATAAAAATGCTCTTAAAATTGTTGAAAATAATATTGATAACTATTTTAAAACTCAGACGTTATATATAGGTAATTTAAAAATATCAGATAAAAATTACAATGTAATTGGAGGTTTCTTTTCTTTCTGCCCAAATGAAATTGCAGAAAGAGCTTTGCAGGAAAACAATGCTGATTTAATTATATTAATAAATTTAAAATCAAAGACTGTATGTTATCGGAAATCTAAAATATGTAATTTAAATATGGGTAAATTAGCTGAAAAACTAGCTAATGGGGGCGGTCATGAAGATGCAGCTGGATCTAGATTGAATGATAACATAATTAATATTACTAAACTATTACAACCGATATGTTAGAACCACCACCATATAATTCAATTGAAAATGAAGAATTTTTACATTCATTTTATTCTTTCTGCACTTTTATGACTTTAGTAAGCGGTAAAAAGCTTAATTACGCTACTGTTTTTCTTAAATTGTTAGAAAATGAATCTTTTTTAAACTTATATAAATTATATATAAATGAAGATAATAATTATAGTGCTCTTAAAAAATTTATTCAAACAGAACCTTCTATATCAAAAAGTAAATATATTACAAAATTTCTCAATAAATTTGATAAAAATATTTTTTAACCGAGATTTATTATATTGTTAATATATCATAATATATTATGACGGAATTTGAAAAAATAATATATAACGCATTTTTAGAAACTACAAAAAAAATAAATAATAAACCTGTACGGTATAGAAAAGATTTTACTAAATTCGAAAGTGGTGAAAATTATATTTATATACATAAATTATCTGCTTTCTTTTTAAAATATAACCATATAAATATGAAGGACTTTTTTGAAGCTCCATACTTTGTATATGATGAAAATTATTTTGATTTAAAATTTTATTGTTCACATAAAGCAATCAAGACATATACGTTATATAATGATAATTACCTTTTAAATAACCCGGATAATGATAGAACTTTACAAAAAATGCAAGAATCAGTAAAGTTCATATATAATTACTGTAAAGAAAAAAACATCGATATTAAGCATTATTTAGAATATAAAGAATGTGAGTTTAATTCATTTTTAAAGCATATTAAAAATCGAGATATTAATATTTTTATTTTATTTTCTTTTCAAAATTTTGAAAAAATTATTAATAGTTTAGATAGTGAGATAAAAAACATGTACAGTTCAAATTTAAGTAAACTTAACTATATACGAACGAAATATTACTCTAGCAGTAAAGCAAAAAAAATTATTAATAATTTCAAAAATTACGTTGAAAGATAAAAATATTAATCTATAATACAGTTATGAGTATAACAAGTTCAATGTTCGATAGTATTAAGTCTGCTCTAGCAACAGACGGTGAAAAAAATAAAAATGGATATGCTGATATCCTTAAAACTGAGGTAGGTAATACATATACCGTAAGATTACTTCCTTTTGCTAAGAATCCACAGAATACGTTCTTTCATTATTTTCAGCATGGTTGGAATAGTTTTGCAACTGGTCAATATGTTAGTGCTTTATCGTTGCAAACTTTTGGTGAAAGAGATCCAATTGCTGAAGAACGTTATAAGATTTTACGAACGGGGTCCGAAGAAGATAAAGAAAGAGCAAGTGCAATTATGCGCGCTGAAAAGTGGTTAGTTAATGTATATGTTGTAAATGACCCAGTTAACCCCGAAAATAACGGTAAAGTAAAAATTCTCCGTTATGGTAAGCAAATTCATAATATTATAATGGATGCTATTGAAGGTGAAGATTCAGCTGAACTTGGTCCGCGTATTTTTGATTTAGGACCTAATGGGTGTAACTTCAGAGTTAAAGTTGAAAAGCAAGGTGATTACCCTACATATGTATCGTCTAAATTTGCAATGCCATCAGCTATCGATAATGTTGATGATAGTAATGTGCAAACCATATATGATAGTGTTATTGATTTAACTACAGTATTTACCGCTAAGAGTGTTGATGATCTCAAAACTATGTTAGATGAACATTTTTATTGTAGTAGTGGGGAATCAGCTGATAACTCTTCGAGTAACGTTACTGATAGTTTTGTATCAACTACATCGACAGTTCAAACAGATAAACCTAATATAGTAAAGGAAACATCTTCGCAAGATTCAACAGAAAACGAAGATGAAGTTCTCAAGGAATTGCTAGCAGGTATTGATCTATAATGGATAACCAACCATCACAGTCATTCGAACGAGAATTGTCCCCTGATGAGGAAAGAAATGCATTGCTTAATTTCATGGGTAGTGCATACGGTGAGATAAAAAAGATTGACAGTAATATAATTAGCCAATCTTCTACCCTCAAAGCAACTACCAGCGAGCAGGTAAAAAAACAAATTGAACAGGTATATAATAAACCGCAGATAGAGCAACCGCAAGTATATACAAAACCAGAAGTACAACAACCTCAAGTTCAAGCTCAGCAACCAGTAGCACTAGTTAATACAGTACCTTTAGATGATAATCAATTATCTTTTAATTTTGATGTTAACGAAAAGGAAGAATTATTTAACCTTGTTGAAAAGATTATCACAAGGTTAGATCGACTTCATAGAAAGGTAGATGAATTAACGTTAGTACATTCCGATTTTATCCAAACGTATCAGCAAGCTCAGGAGATAGTAGCAAAAAAAAAATCTACTAGTAAAAAAAGAATTAGTACAAAAAAGGAAATATAATATAATATACTCACTTTATGATTACTTTAAAAATAAAAAACAAAAAAGACTTCATTAGTAATTTCCTTAATTCTGTATCAAATCTGAACGATATGGGTATTTTAACAATTACATCGAACTTGTTAACTTGTATATTAGCATCTGCAGATGCTACTATTGTTTGTAAATCAACTATTGATATTGAATGTAATGGTGTGGAAGAACCAATTACATTAAATATACCTGATATCAAGCGATTAGTAAGAGTGTTAGATATATTGCCGGAGGAATCAATTGAACTAAAAATTGATTCAAATAATATATCGTATAGTAAAGCTGGTTATAAATTTAAGTACCATTTACTGGATGATGGTATAATTAAACAACCAAACCTTAATATGGATAAGGTTAAAAAGCTTAATTTTGACGTATCATTTAAAGTGAATGAATCTAATTTAAGCACATTATTTAAAGGGAGTTCATTTACCGGTGAGACAAATAAATTATATATTCTTCAAGAAGAAGATAAAATTGTAGGTGAATTAGGTGATAAAAATAGACACAATACCGATAATTTTGTTTGCATACTATCTGATAATATAGAAATCGGTAAATTGATTAAACCGTTACCGTTAAATTTTGAGTCATTTAGGTTAATAAATTTTAGCGGTTGTAAGGAAATAAAATTTGATATCAATCAAGAAATGAGTATTGTTAAATGTTCTATTACTAAAGGAGATACATCATTGATTTATATAATTTCAGCTCTAATTAATTGATATGCATAATAAAGATTGGTCAGAATACAAAATAAAAAATAAGATCAAAACTGCTGGTTATTTTATTAAGAGATTAAAAGATAACGGTTTTGTTGTATTGAAAATGTTTAACGCTTATAGTCAAGCAGATCCTCGTAGATGGACAGTCTTAGTCGACCCTGGTTATCATAGTGTTTATATAACATGTTTTACCAATAAAGATGAGCGTGGTGATGTTTTATTTGAACTAGATGATGGTGGTGATAGATTCAAAAAAGGCTTTTATCTCAAAACTGATAGTATTGAATCTGTGGTAAATCTTTTACTAGAAAAAGGGGTAAATAATGATCCCACCAAAAATCCATTCAGTAAGATTAAGTAATTATATGGGAGATGAAACTCCAAAAAAGAGAGGTAGACCAACAAAAGTAAATGCCGATTCTATCTCTCTTTCTGCTGCTGTAGTAGATGATACTGAT